GGCTGGGGGTGGGGTGGGAATCGCCGCTCCACCCGGCAATGGCCCGCCCGCATGAGGACTGACCATTACGTTCACAGTAGTGTGTCCTTTATGCTTAGCGCGACCACCTTTCGCGCGATGCACCGACTTATCGTTGTCGGATGCGCCTTCGAATGGCTTCAAATCATCCTTGCCTAACTGTTCTTTGCGGTCGTGTTCGACCTCACCACCATGCTTGCGGCGAGGTCGATCGGCACGAACCTTAACGCGACCACCTTTGGCTCGATGCACAACTTTGGAGGCGTGCTTACGCACCTTAATCATATCGGTGCCGGCTGCGCTGTGCGAATAACCACCATCACCTAAGCCGCCAGTGATGTGGTGCACTCTACGGTGCTGTACCTTGTGGTCGCGATGTTCGTTATGAGGATGCGCCATTTACTTCTTCCCCGCTGGTTTGGGCGGATGCAGCGCAGTGTGAACGTTTAGCGCGTGTTCCGCCATATCATTTTCCCGATCATGTGCCAACTGTTCTCGATCCTGTCCTAGCTGCGCGGCATTCAAAGCATGTTCGCTCATATCGAACTGCCGATCGTGCTGGAACTGCGCATGATCGAGCGCCAAACCGCCGCGTTCCATGTGCTGTTCGTGCGCTTGCTGATGCGCGTCAAGCATCTGCTGACGCTGTTCGTGCTGCATGTTAGCAGCATCGACCTGACGATCGTGCGCCAATTGAGCTACATCGAGCCGCTGGCCGGCAACATCCATCCGCGCATCATGGGCCTGCTGAGAGGCATCAAGTTGCGCCTGCCGTGCGTTATTCACGTCTTCACGCTGCGTATCGCGCTGATGGATGATCATTTCCTTGCCAAGTTCGGCTGACGCCATATCGCGCTGAGTTTGCAATTTGGCCTGACCCAACTGCACTTGCTGCTGTCCGAGTTGCGCCTTGGTAGTCGCTTCCTGCGCATCGGTCTGCGCTTGCAACATCCTGGCCTGACCAATCAACGGGTCCGGACCCGGCTTCTGGTTCGCATCTGGCGGCATCGGAGGTGGGTCTTGAAGCAGGCCAGCGATATCAACACGAATGATCCGCATCACCCGCGTTAAAAGCTCTTTGATATTGAAAAATGGCGTAAACACTGGCTGGCCGGCTAGCTGCACGAGGCCGAGCGCAATCGCCAAACGATGCAGATGGCTTGGCGTGTTTGGATCTGACCGCGGTGTTAGATGACAGCTTTCCAAAGCCTGAATGAATTTTTGTTCGTCCCAAAAACCTTCCGGACAGACCTTATTGGATTTCCAAAAGTCCTCCGGATACTGACGGAATAGATCAGCAATCAATCCGATCTCTTCAGCTTGCGCCGTATGCATGCCTTTGTGCGAAGCGCTGATGACTTTTGTTGCTTGTTCTATATTCGCCATCATCGTTCCCACGGGAACGTTCTGGATTCCCTCGCCGGCCGGGAGATCCGCAACGCCGCCGACCTCTTTGGCTTGCTGGGTGATCTTATCCATAAGGCTAAGAAGTCCCGGCGTGACATCGCGGTACGGCAAGGGTGCTACGACATGGTTGATAGGTTGGCCTCCCGTTTCGACAGGCTGGAAGACGCCCGGTGAAAGCCGCATGTCGGTAGTGTTTTGCCTGCCGCCGATCTTGGCAATCGTGCCAGACGGGAAATTGGCAAACATCCCGGCATCGAGCGCCTCGCGCCACGCTGCCGTCATCGCCATAGAACAGTTACCCACCACGCCAATCATCCCCGTGCCATAAAAACCGGGACCGGGAATGTATGGGTACTTGACGTACATCTGCTTGCGTTCACATTGTTCGTCATCTTCTTCCCAGTTCCTGCGGATCGCCAGGATCTGTTTGGTTTCTTTCTCCATCGTCATCAGATATGGCAACCGCACGCCTGTGCCTTTGAATTTCTTCGGCGCATATTCCGGCAGATCAAGCTCACACTGACTTTCCCAAATCGTATAAGGCTGATCTTCAGGCCGGGTCGATGGCTGCGTGCCTTGGATTTCTCCGATCTTGCCTTCGACCACATCGATCTGATGATAGGGTGGTGTCAGCCCCGTCACCTCACGATAAGCACCCAGCATTTGCATGCGATGCAAATCGGATTTGCGCATCAGGATTTGATGCGTGATGCGCTCGCACGATTTCAGGTCTTTGACAGTGTCAGACACGATCAGATCGCGCGCATCGACCGATTCCGATACTGGCCGGCGGCGCCGCAAGCAGTAATAGACTTTCTTGAAGCCGCTGCCTTTGAAATGCGTACCCCACAGCAGCATATGCGAGGTGTCGGGATAGTATTCGGTCGCAGTCGTGGTCAGCCAGTAATTGAAATCGCGCTCTAAGGCTTCAGCTAGGTCGTCCTCCTGCACCGCAGCTTCGCCAAAGCCTTGATCGACTTTCACCGGACCTTCGGCCGGCAGAAGCTCGCCCTGTGAATTGGCCCAAGATTTCAGGACCGATTCAAGCAACAGCGGGTTGGTGACTTGGCTTTGGCCTTCCACCGCGGCCGAGCTATCCGCGGAGGTCACCCGCGGTTCTTTCATGTCCAGGCCAAGGAAATCCATGGCCCGATCGACTACGTTCAAATAACCTTTGCGCGATCGATCATCGGCCTCGATCGCTTCAAACATTTCCTCGCCGATCTGGCCCAGCCGCATGCCGTCGAGGCTTTCGGCAAGGTTAGCGTCAAACTTATCCGGCTCATTCTCGGCACGACGGATGGCATTGAACTGTACGACCACGCCGCCGTCCGGCTGATCGCGCTCGACGGTGCCGGATGCGGGATCGACGCGGACCGAATTATCGTCCTCGTCCACCACCACCTGAACGCCAGTCACCGCAGTGCCTAGCCCATCAGCCATTAGGCTGAATCCTTATCCTTTGGGAATTCTTTCACTTCGGCACCAATACCTTCGGCAATGCGTTTCTTGCGCGCAGCATCAGCCCTGATCTCATCGCGTAGCGAGGCAAACGAATAGACCGGAATAGCTCCACCGCGCAACCGTGCGATCTCTTCCAACAACAAACCGACACTGATCAAATTCAACTGATAATTATCACTGCCATCGCTGATGTCGGCATAATGCTGCAAGTTTCGTATCAGCAACTGCGCCTGTTTTTTTCTATCGTCGTCCATGTCACATCTTAAGAACTGGCTGCGTAATACGCTCTAGGATCGTCTTCTTCAGACTATCTAAACCAAGGTTTAGCTCTGCCGCGTTGGTGCCGCCAATCACCGCACCGAACCCCTTCTTCATACAAGCGACGATCGCGACTGAATGAATGTTGCCACGTTCAGCCTCCTCCAGGCATTCGCGCAGCTTGTCCACGCAGTCGCGTTGGTTGTCATTTAGCTGGCCGATGAAGATCGGCTGAGTGTGCGCCACCATCTTACCCCTTAATCGGAATGCGCTCGATCTGCTTAGCTTCTTCCGGTGTCGTGGCTACAGGCATTTGCAGCACTGTCGCGTATTGATCTTCAGCGAGGCGAGTCAACAGAATCTGCGTGCCGTCCGCAAACTCCAGCGCATCGTGATGCGTGTGCGGATTATACGTATTGATCTGACGGAAGATAGCGACTTTGTTGTAGTAGCTTACCTTGCCAGTCCACGTCAGCGCTCGCACCGCAACTGGTTCTTCGAACGCAAGCTCCGTACCGGGAAGCACGCAGACACAGACCTTCGCGTTATCGACGGACGCAAAGCCGGCTGTGCCAGTACCGAAATTTTTGGTGAAGAGCTTGTCGCCGACTTTGGCCGGCCGAGAGGTAACGTTCTGAAGTGAATAGTCGCACATGAGGCCTCTCCTTCTGGCCCCACCCAAATCCCATATATCACTGAATCGTTTCAGAGTGAATTCGGTGACTTGTCCGGTTTCACCGTTATGATCTACCGGCTATCCCAAAAAGCCGGCGAGGAGGACGGAACCGAACCTTGTTGCGGTGAAGGTGAAAGTACACCGCACGCCCGTTGTCACCATCGGCTGCGTATGAGTTGACCCTCCTCTTAAGCTCCGCGCCATGCGCCTTCGCCAGTCTTGATCCATTTGGCGAACAGCTTGCCGGCTTCCGGTTCAGTTATCGTGTCTTTATACTTTGTCTTGTCACCAAGCACACCGTAGTCGAATTCTTGGATCATGCAGTGATCGCGGCCGGGAATTGTGATGTTGACGTGATAACCAGCCCAATCAAATTTCTTAATCCCGGCAAAATGCATTGGCACGATAGTGCCATCCTTACGAACGTGGGGCCGGACGATATGCAAGATACGCTTCCGATGACCACGATCATTCAATTGAATGTCACGATCCTTAAAGAAATATGGCGTGCGCTTCACTTCTAGATTGAATACTGCATGCATGTCCTCGTCATTGGCGACTGACACCCGCAGCATGGCATAATTTGGATACTCGCAATAACGCGCCGCATCGCAGAAACAAGCGGCCAGAAACAACTCAGCCGAGACATGATATTTCTTGGCACAGCGCTGGTAAGTCGGCGGTATCTGCCAACTGCGCCAATAGCCACCATGAAAGTCCAGTTCCTTTAGAAGCCTTATACGCTTGCCATCCTTGGAAACGTGAACCCAGTATTCCTGCGGATAACCGCCGCGCTTAGTAATACCGGGTCGATCCCACCACAGCGTCATGCCATACACATCGCCACCATGCATCGGCTGCACGGTCGGAGGTGGAACCTGATATTTGCGGAAGTACAGAAACTTCGGTCGGTAGTAAGCCCGCTTCAGACTTGTAGTGAACTGCTTTTCCTTACCTTCGGTATAAGGATCGGTGCCATAGGCCACGCAGCCGAACGCCGGCCGGGTCTTGTTGAACCACTCACTCAATTGGGCGTGCTTAAGAATATCAAATTTGCTGTAGCCATCATCTTCGTCATCATCATCGAGCCATTTACTCAGCGAGTACGGTATCAACGTCGCGCCTAATTCCCGGTAGAAACCATAACTGCCAGGATCGCGCCGCTTCATCCGCGCTAGATAGAAAAAGTAGCGCTCTAGCTGATCGAGGATGGTGTCGCGGAAATAGAACTCGCCCAAAAACTCCTGTTCCTTGTACAGGACTTTCTCACCCTCCGGATCGTTCCAGTAGTGGTCGGCGATGACTAAGTCAGCATCCTTCACCCCACTTTCAGCCGCCGGAACTTCAGCCACAGGCCCCGCGGGGAGCTTCAGCGTTGGTGCCGGCGCCGGCTCGCGCGACTCATAAGGCAGCGGCTCCGGTCCCTTCGGCTTGACAAACTTGTCGTGCTTCAGCCGTGCCCGTTCCAAAGCACTGACCCGGCGCCGCTGCGCCCGATTCATCGGCATTTGCGCCAAATGCTTGGCCATGGTTTCGGGGCTGGTCCCATCAAGCGCACCCCCATAGGACAGGTTTGCCATCCCAGGAGGGGTAAACGAGCTTGATTTCGGAGCCTCGTTTACCTGTTTTTCCCGAACAGACCGGGATCGCTTGAAAAACCTCTTAACGGCTTGCCAAAGGCCAGAGATCCACCCCATGGCGACACCCTTACACCGGGTACAGTGCCTTCTGTTTGGGTCGGTGCGTCATCGTTTCCCGATCGGCAAAGGACCGTTCTTCGTCAGATTGCAGCAAGCCGGCATCGCGGGCGAACCGCAACGCCTGCGTCATCGAATCCACTAAGTCGTCGTGTCTATCAAACGGGAATTTGGCGGCTTGCCGAATCACCAGTTCAGCCCAATCATAATTCGGCGACCACACCAGTCCATTGGAAAAAATCGGCTGAATCGCTAACGCGCGCGAGACTTTATCCCCCTTAGTCTTGACCAATTGAACCCCAAATTCATGTATCCCATAACGGTTGCGGATTTCCTGCGCCGCGCTATGTCCCGGCCCCTTATCCTCAATCAATAATCGGTCAACTTTGAACTCGCGGCCGTACAGCCAAGTGCAGCTATCGTACACCCACTCGATCAATCCCCATTTGCCAGACGTGCGCTGTTTCCACATCGAATAAGTTTCAGTCGGCGCCCGCTCGATCCGCTTCGAACTGAACTGCAAATGCTTGGCCCATGCCGCCACCAGCATGATCCCCCGCTTGCCAGTGGTCGTGTCAAAAATTCCCCAAACCGTCAAAGCAGACGGATCGTTCTGTTCATCGTCCGTAAAGGCGCCATCCAAGCTGGCAATCGTGAACGAAAATTCCGGAAACGTCTTGTTGACCGGGTTCCACAATCCCCACCATTCCGGCTGAAAGATCCCCTTGCCGCGAGGAACCGGCGACTGTTCGTATTGCGAGGCCCATGCATACGGCCCAAGCTCATTGCGGGTCCGCGTTATCGCCGCTTCCGAAAACCGATCGAGCCATGCCGGCTCGCCATTGTTGGCGTCAATGTCGTCTTCATCCGCCCGCGGATCGTACCAACCGATCTCGTTCGTTATGACTTTGCCATCATCATCAAACGCACGCGCCGGATCGAACTCCCAAGGCACCATCAAATGGACGTAGTCGAAGTCGTCACCAAGGGCCGTCCCAGAGATGTCGTCTTCGTGCAGGCGCTGCATGATGATGACGATCGCTCCACGATCCAAGTCGTTAAGACGACTGGATACGGACTCACGAAACCATCGCACAGCTTTGGATCTTTCAATGTCGGACTCAGCTTCCAACATGTTATGAGGGTCATCAATGATGACACGATCACCTCTCTCTCCCAACGTCACGCCACCAACCGACGACGCCAGCTTCCAACCCGTCGAGTTGTTCATGACCTTCACAATCTGCGTATTCCTCATGCCGATCGACTTGCCTTCACGCTTGCCTAACTGCGCAGAAGTCTCCAATCCATAAAGCGCTTGATACTTCGGCGACGTGATCAAAGTCCGAAAGCGATCGTTGTCACGCATGGTCAGCAATTGCGAATAAGAAAAAGCCACATAGCGATAATGCGCCAACCCCATCGGACCCCACTCAAACGCGGGCCAAAATACGTCCGTCAACATCGACTTCATAAAACCGGGGGGAACATTAACTAAAAGTCTTTTGATCTCGCCACGAGTCACAGCCTCAAGATGTTCGCACATCGCCCATAACGGCCAGCCATCCACAAACGGTGTCTCAGGCTCGAGCACCGACCAAAAATATCTGACAAATGCAATCAGCCCACCCTGACGCACACCGTTGTCGTCGTACCAGCCATATTGGGTCTGGAGATAACGCGCCTCGCGCCGCTCTGCCTCGGCCTTCGCCGTAAACATGTCAGCTAAAAGTTTGCGCGACTGAAAGTTCACCGCATCACCGTCAACGCAATAACGCCAAGACCAATAAACCAAACACCAAGCACGATCTCAATAATGCCAATGGCAACATAATTCATCGGTCGGTCCAGCCCGACTGCGTGCATGCCGCAAAAATCGAGTTCTTGCCAACCACCTCAGTGTACTCCTTCACCGCCGCCTAACACGCATCCATCGTCGCATACTCCGTCGTCACACAGGCAATCGTGTTCCAGCCGCCCAATACACACATCAACAAAATCACCATCACTTCACCCCCGTCGTCACCACTACCCCAACCGATACCGCCGCTACCGTCGACTGAACCACAACGGTAGCCGCCATCATGGTCGCCGACGTGATCCCAGGATCAGGCGCATTCGGAACCATCGGAGCCATGTTGAAAAACGGATCGTTGTTCGGAACAGCCATCACTTCCTCAATGCCTCGCGCGCTAGCGCCGCTAACATCGCACCCTCCGTCGTGTTCGCCGGCAAATCCCCTTCCGGTGACGCCGCTATCCGCTCTAATGCCGATCGCAGCCGCTCCAGCTCAATCTTCAACTCCACAACCTCATCAAAATACGCCTCCCCATACTCCTTCGCCGTCCGCAGCTCAGCCTGCAAACACTTGATCAGCTCCTTCTGATCATTCACCCGATCCCGTAACGCAGTCGGTACACTCACCATGAAATCGCCCTCCTCAAATAACGGCACCGGCTTCTCCCACAATAACCATGACCCATTCCATGGCCCAGCAACCCACGTCACTTCCCAACCTCCTCATCCAACCAAATCGGCCGCGGACCCCCATTCAGAAAACTCGTGAATTCTAATGCCATCACCAAATTCCCAAACTCCCCTATCTCATAATTCGGCAACTCACGATCATACTGACAAAATATAACCTTCCACCGATTAGCCCCATCAACCTTCATCGTCATGTGCATCACTTCCACTTCCCAGCATCGTCCAACCACCGCGGCCGATCCCCGCCATTCAAAAAACTCGCAAACTCATACGCCATCAACTCATCCGAAAACGTCCTAACCATCACACCAGACACACCCGGCAATTGCAAAATCACCTGCCATTGCAACGACCCCCACACCCTCACCGTGTGCATCACCCAATCTCCTTGTTCACTAACTCTACCTCCTTCAAAATTACCTCCGCCCTCTCCCGCAACGCCTCCACTAACTCCCCACTGCACAACGTCCCTAACGCCACAATCACCATCCCTACATCCGACCGCAACGCCGCTACCTGACGCTTCAAAAAATACATCTCCTCCCCAACCAACTCCGCTAACTCCCCAACCAACCCCGCTAACTCCCCAACCAACTCCGCTAACTCATTTACCTCCTTACCCATCACTCCCCTTCCTCCTTCCAATGCGTTACCGCTATCTGCGCACACGCCAATACTTGCAATACTTCATCCCATGCTTATCCGGTTGTTACCCACTATTCCTCCTGTGCATGGCCAAATCCCCCAAGACGCGTCTGGCTTCTTTACCGGCAACTTCCTCGACGTATTCTCTTGCAACCCACTCAACGAACCGCCTCAAATCATCCCGGTCAGCCTCCATTTCGGCCGCTTGTTTCATCCAGTCATGCAAGCCCTCGTTCTCTACAGCAATTCGTTCCATCCGCGCTAGGTTTGGCAGGCCGCGAAGTCTCGCTAATTCTTTTTCGATAGCGGAAATCTTGTAATCTCTGCTTTCGATTATAGCCCTTAGCTTGTCGATTTCGACTTGCCGTTCCTTGTCAACGTCCCGTTCCGTCAAATAATCAAAGCTCATTTCCCCTCCGTTCTTGCCTAGGTGTTTGTGGGTATTAACCGGATAAGCACGGTTCAAAATATTGTCTCGGCCTTTTCTTCAACGGGTCGCGCCGTTTTTCATCAGGGTGTCGGCGAGATGTTCTTCGGCCTCTATAATCATGCCTGCCTCGATTAGTGCGATTGCTTTCTTGATCGCATCCCGCAGGCGATTGCGCTGAAATCGATAGGCCTCCATCTTGCTGTAAGCCTCATCGATTTCGTGGTCCTCCTCGGCGGTTATGCGGTAGGTCATGGGCTTTCCTTTAGACTTGGACGTTGCACTGTAGGTGTCTGTGGGTGTCAACCGGATAAGCACGGTTGGTTGCACCTATTAAGCTTGCCCCAATTGAACAGCGCGCCGGGCTCGCGATCAGCGCGATCGGCGCGATCGTCACGGCCGAAGTCGGCGATCTCGGCATACTCGGTATTCACGTCCACATAACCGAGCGTGCCGTAATCGAACTCAACGACCAACAACACCGGCACCCGCACAATGCTAGCAAGCTGGCGAAGCAACTCGACCTTGGCACGGCCTGTGCACCAACCGCGCGACCAGTAGCCCCACGCATAACTGCAGGTCTTGATCTCGAAGAACGCTACGACATGCTGGCGGTACAACAGCCGGTCGATCCGCGGCTTCTGCTTGTCGGGATCGTCCTTGCCAATCTTCAACTGCTTGGCCCGAGCCCACTGCGCGAACAGTTCGGCGATGCGTTCTTCGTTCTCACCGTCGCTTTCGGTTCTGTAGGTCTGCCGCGGCAATGCTTCGTTCATAGCTTCACCAGCCGGTATTCACGTTCAAGCTTCATCTCCTTGCCATTACCGCCGCCGAGCGCGCGCACCTTCAGACCGGCTGATCGCAGTCGCTGGTTCAAGTGCCAGACGTGTGCCTTAACCGTGTCAGGATTGCCGTCTTGCGGATGCGGCCACCAAATAATCTCAATCAACTCATTTACAGTGCGCGGCCGCCGCTTCACTGCATCAAATATCAGTTGGGTCTTTTCTGTTAGCTTCATTGACCGGCTCCTTCTGACGATTAATCGCTGCTTGCCATGCTCGATTCCTAATACCGCCCGGGATCACGCCCGGATCGGGCGGCGCTGGCTGCCAATTCTGGCGACGGCTTTGATAGATCGCCGACATCAATTCGCGCATTTGGCGCTTCGCCTTAGCGATAGCGATGTCGCGTTCTTTACTCA